GAATCTATACAACCTACTCCCCCTTTACCTACAAATCCTAAATATACTGAACCTACTATGGATACTAGACAAAAATACATGGATGTTTTAGGTGAAACTGCTTTAAGCTTTAACTCAAATGACGCTCCTTCTTTTAATCCACAAGGAGTAGATCCTATAAACGGTAATTTAGGAGAAGGCTCTGTAGGAATGGATACAATAATGGGACTATTAAATACTAAATAATGGCATTTGGAAAACAACAAATATATCCTCAAGATTTAAATCCTAGTCAAGCTATTGGTATTAATCTACCTTTAAATGGTAATGCTGTTTTTAAATCAAATTTTCAAACTAAAGATGCTGTAAAAAGTGGGTTAATAAATTTTTTCCTAACAAACCCAGGAGAAAGATATTTAAACCCCTCATTTGGTGGAGGATTAAGGCAATTTATTTTTGAACAAATAGAAAATAGTAGTATAGATTCTTTAAAACAAAATATAAATTATAAACTAAAAAATAATTTTCCTAGTATAGAAGTTACATCACTTAATATATCTACTCTTAATGGAGATAATAACCAAATTATAATTTCTTTATATTATAAGTTAAAAAATACAAATATAAGTGATAACATTAACATTCAATTTTAAAAAATGCCACAAAATTTAAATAGAAATATAAATTATATAAATAGAGATTTTAGTAGTTTTAGAGATTCTTTAATTAATTACACCCAAACTTATTTTCCTCAAACTTATAGTGATTTTTCGCCTTCTTCTTTAGGAATGTTGTTTATAGAACAAGCATCATATGTTGGGGATGTTTTAAGTTTTTATTTAGATAATCAACTACAAGAAAATTTTATCCAATATGCTAGACAAACAAATAATGTTTTTGAATTAGCATATATGTTTGGGTATAAACCTAAAATAACTAATGCTTCTCAAGTAACTTTAGAAATCTTCCAACAGCTCCCAGCAAAAACTGTTAGTGGAAGTATAGTTCCTGATTTTGATTATACAATATCTCTTCCTGAAAATACCCCAATTAATAACAATACTTTTTTTCTTCAAGATTCTATAGATTTTTCTAGATCAAGTTCTTTAGACCCTACAGAAGTAACTATTTACCAAACTTCAGGAAACCAACCCGAATATTTTTTACTTAAAAAAACTCGTAAAGCTATTTCTGCTACTATAGAAACTATTCAAATAACAACTCCAACTTCCCCACTAGCTTTTCAAACATATAATATAGAAAATAATAATTTTCTTAAAATTTTAGATATAAAAGATTCAGATAATAATATTTGGAGTGAAGTAGATCATTTAGGACAAGAAATGGTGTTTAAACAAATTAAAAATACTAATATTAATGATCCTAATAAAGAAAAAGATGCACCCTACTTATTAAAATTAGAAAAAACCCCTTATAGGTTTGTAACTCGTGTAAAAAATTTAAACACTATCCAAATACAATTTGGGGCAGGTTCTCCTAACAATATAAATGAAGAAATAATTCCTAATCCGAATAATGTGGGATTAGGATTACCTTTCCAACAAGAAAAATTAACTACAGCTTTTTCACCAACTAATTTTTTATATACAAATACCTATGGGATAGCCCCAAGTAATACTACTTTAACTATAAGATATTTAACAGGTGGGGGTGTTAACTCTAACTCAGAAGCTAATACAATTACATCAATAACCACTTTATTATCTAATTTTAATAATAATAACTTAAATTTAACTACTGCTAATTACATTTTAAACTCTCTCTCTATTAATAATCCTTCTCCTGCAACAGGGGGAAAAGGAGGAGATACAATTGAAGAAATTAGACAAAATACATTATCAACAGTTGCTCAACAAAAACGAGCTGTTACAGCAGATGATTATCTAATTAGAACTTTAAGCATGCCTCCCAATTATGGATCAGTATCTAAAGCATACATAGAAAAACCTAAATTAACAGATGAACAAATTTCAACTATTGAAACTTTAAGTTTATATGTTTTATCTTTAAATTCTAATGGTCAATTTGATTATGCTGGGGATGCACTAAAAGAAAATTTAAGAACATATCTTTCTCAATATAGAATGATTGGTGATAGCATTGAAATTAAGGATGCTTATATAATTAATATTGGAGTTGAATTTGAAATAATAGTATTGCCTAATTTTAATAATAATGATGTTTTAACTAGATGTATTACTTCTTTACAAGAATATTTTAATAGGGATAATTGGCAATTGAATCAACCTATATTTATAAAAGATTTATTTGTTAGACTAGATAAAATTGAAGGAGTTCAAACAGTTAAAGATATAAAAATTACTAATAAAGTAGGCACAACTTCCGGTTATTCACAATACTCTTATGATATAGATGCTGCTACCCAAAACCAAGTTATATACCCTTCATTAGACCCAAGCATATTTGAAATTAGATATCCTAATGAAGATATTAAAGGTAGAGTAGTTCCTTTATAATTGCATATTTATAATAAAATATTATAAATGGCCGTTTATAAAATATTCCCTAATAAGGATACTACTCTATACTCATATTATCCTGCTATGAATACAGGATTAGATGCTATCTTAGAAACATCTAATACAATTAATATAGAGGGAAATCCTATTATATCTCGTTATTTAGTAGAATATAATACTACTGAAATTAAAGATATTATAGATAATAAAATATCAGGAAGTGATTTTAATGTGTATTTTAAAAATTTAATTTCTACAGCACAAGGTATAAATATCGATGCTAATCTTGAATTATTTGCAACAGCCCAATCTTGGAATAACGGTACAGGGTATTATTTAGATAACCCAAGAACAACAGATGGTGTATCTTGGAGATTTAGAACTACATCAGGCTCAGGCACTTGGAATATGAGTGGTTCTGTTAGTGGGTATGGTTATACTGGATCATTTAATTCAACTTATACTACACAAGGTGGTGGTAGTTGGTTTACCTCCTCAGGTTTAATACCTACAATAACCGAATCGTTTGGGTTAAGATCTGAAAAAGATTTAGAATTAGGAGTAAAAGATTTAGTTAACTTATGGTATAGTGGCTCTATTCCAAATAATGGATTTTTAGTTAAATTAAGTGGGAGTGCCGAATTTAATCCAAGTTTAAAATTTCAACCTGTATTAAAATATTATAGTGTAGATACAAATACTATTTATCCTCCCCAACTTGAATTTAGATGGAGAGATTATTCTACAATCACCCCAAATTCTTCCTCTATAGTATCTACAAAACAAATAAAGCTATCACTAGACGATAACCCAGGCAAATTTCAACCAAGTAGTATAAATAGATTTTATGTAAATGTAAGTCCTTTATATCCTACTAGAACATACCAAACTAGTTCATTGTATACAAATATAAACTATTTACCAACTTCTTCATATTATGCAATAAAAGACTTGGCTACTAATGAATTTGTTATTAATTTCGATACTCAATATACACAAATTTCATCTGATGTTAGAGGAAATTATTTTGATGTGTATATGAGTGGATTAGAACCTGAAAGGTATTATAAAATTTTAATTAAAACCATAATAAATGGTTCTACTTTGATATTGGATGATGATTACTATTTTAAAGTTATTAATGGATGAGCGAAAGTATAAAATTTCAAAAACAAGTATTTGATAAAAGACAATATAATAAAATAATAGATACTTCTTTTACCCAATTAGGAATTAAAACCCCAACAGAACAAATCTCTGAAACCCCTTCAGTTAATGATTTTTTTCAAATGTATAATGAATTATTTTATGACATAAATGAAAAAGGTTCAACTAATTCACATGAATATTTAATCAAACAAAGTAGTGAATATATTAATTTTGAGCAAGATAATGAAGAAATAGAATCTTTACAAGCCGAAATAGCACAATTAAGAATTGATTTATTAAATTCCCAAAAAGAAGTAATAGAATTACAAACTAATTCAACTTTAGATAATTAATAATGGCAGCAGAAGTTTTTATAATAGACACAGATAATTTTGACCCCCAAGGTTATAGTGGGCAAGATAATATTTTAATATCCTCCCAAGAAGTCAATACGACTTTTACTACTAGTAGCTATATTGAGTTAAATATTTATAATGCTAATAATGAGTTAGTATTAAATGATGGTATCTTTTCTCAATATAACATTTATAACAATGGTCAATCTGCTTTGGATGGTGAGATTACACAAATTGAAATTAATCCTGAAGAAGTTTTAATAGATTATGGGTATGACCAAGGCCAATTTACTACTTATTTTAATTTTTTTAATAGGCAAATAGGTTCCACTACTCAAAATCTTTATATATCTGAAATTTCTTCTGATAGAACAGAAATTAGGTTAGATAGTAACATTTTAACTAACCCTGATATAGTTGAACAAACTTTACAATTTATACAACAAAGGGGAAATAGTGAATATTTTTTAGATTTTTATATAAACTTTGGGGATAATCAAATTTATATAGCTAATAACATTCAATTAGATAATGATGATCCTTCAAATCCAACTATATTAGTTAAATTATATAACCCTCTCCCATTAGAGTTCGATTTAAAAGATAGCTTATGGATAGTAACACTACTTGAAGAATCTAGAGCATATCAAGTAGTTTTTGAAGATGAAATAATAGAGATAAGTGATAACACTATAAAAATAAGTGGTCCTAATTTCAATTTAGACTTAAAAGACCAAATTAACAACTCCACCACCCTACTCTCTTACTCAGACCTAACTAGTACAACTTTAACAAGTTCTTTAGACCAAATAAACAATTTATTAAACAAAAAGGAAATTGATATAAATATAGATTACACTCAATTTTCCGAATTTGCACACTTTAGTTCTACCCAAACTCGCTTAGAAAATTTTTACTATAAAGTAGGTTTAATAGAATCATATTCATCTTCTATATCTATTTTAGATAATACAACTTCATCTGCAGATACTAGTGGTAGTAAAGCAACATATGAAAATAAAATTAGTAATATAATTAAAAATTTTGATGGGTATGATTATTTTTTATACTATGATAGTAGTTCATATTCATGGCCTAAAACAACATCTACAAAACCCTACCCACTAACCAAAAGAGATACTACAGAAGTAAATAATTGGTTTGGTAGTGTAAATGAAAATAGTCCATATTATGGGGGTTTACTTTTATCTGCTTCATTATATGATAATGAAAATAAAGATAACTTAAAATTTTCTATCCCTGAATATTTAAGAGATGATCCCGATAATGCTCAATATGAGTTATTTGTTGATATGGTTGCTCAACATTATGATAATATTTGGATTTATCATAAAGAATTAACCCAAAAATATGATGCTGATAACCGTTTAGAATATGGTATTTCAAAAGACATAGTTGCTGATGCAATTAGAGATTTTGGAATTAAATTATACCAAAATAACTTTTCTAATGATGATCTATACACAGCATTTTTAGGATTAACACCTAATGGGGGGTTATTTCCATTCCCAAACATTACAGGATCTTTACCTACCCCTACAGGGTTTGAATATGTTGATCAATTTATATCTGCCTCTAACGATGTTATACCGTTAGACGATGTAAATAAGTCGTTATATAAACGAATTTATCATAACATACCATACTTATTGAAGGCAAAAGGTACTATACCTGGTCTGCGCGCTCTTATTACTTCTTATGGTATTCCTGATACTATACTAAGAATAAATGAATATGGTGGTAAGGATAAGATTAATGTAAATGATTGGGATCATTGGCAAAGAGAATTTAATTATGCTTTTAAAACAGATGGGGATAATTTTATTTCTTCTTCTTGGAATATAAATAATAATTTTCCTGCAGCTGATATTGGTACACCTGACACAGTAATGTTTAGATTTAAAACTAATGGATTACCTACATCAAATATACCTTATTCACAAAGTTTATGGAAAAAATCTGTACTTTCACCTGATAATGGAACTCATTTAGTACTAAGATATACAGGATCAGCTTATACAAGTGCTTCTTATTCTGGGTCAATTATAGACCCTTACTACCAATACACCCATTTAGATCTATACCCAGATTTTAATTCACAACCTAATATATCTTGTAGTGTATATTTACCTTTCTTTGATGGAGGATGGTGGTCTGTAATGGTTAATAGGAGTAGTAGTGTTTTCACTTTAACTGCTGCTAATAAAATATATGAAGAAGGCAATAATGGAACTCAAATAGGATTTATTTCCTCATCTACAAAAACAGGAAACAACTCAGAATGGACAGATAGTGGGATATCTACTTTTGCCTCTAGTAGTACCTTAGGATCTAACATATACCACCCATTTTCAGGATCTTTACAAGAAATAAGATATTACACAGTCCCTATAAGTGAAAATGTATTTAAGGATTATACAATGAACCCCCATTCAATCGAGGGTAATTCAATAAATAGTTCCCCCAATGAGTTAGCTTTTAGAGCATCTTTAGGAGGAGAACTATACACAGGGTCAGTTTCAATCCACCCTAAAGTAACAGGTTCATGGGCTGTAACCCAATCATTTGCTAGTAATAGTAATTTTCATTTTAACACAACCCCAACATTTGTACCTAATGTAGAAACATTTTTTGCAGACCAACCAGTAGCAGGTTTACGTAATATAATTAAAGATAAAATACGAATTGAAAATAATGTAATACCTGAAGGTAACACTTTATCACCATTCACTTCATTATCCCAAATGGCAAATGTATCTCAAAGTTATACCCCTGGTATAAATTATTTAGAGGTAGCATTTTCTCCTACAAATGAAATAAATGAAGATATAATGGATCAAATTGGATATTTTAATATGGGAGACTATATTGGTGACCCAAGATTAAGATCCTCATCAGCTGTTACATATCCGGATTTAGATAATTTAAGAGATGATTATTTTGAAAAATATACAAAGAACTATAATTTAGTAGACTTTATACGTTTAATAAAGTTTTTTGATAATTCACTATTTAAAATGATTAAAGATTTTGTACCTGCACGTACAAGTCTTGCCTCGGGCATTGTTGTAAAACAACATTTACTTGAAAGAAATAAAT